CAGAAGAAACCCCGCCGGCCCGCGTGGATAAAAGACAAGCACGCGAAAGAGGCTTACACCTATTACGTTAACCTTTTAGACGAATTGGGCGTTGTGACCGTAGCCGAACGGGTAGCCATGGAACAACTAGCCGTAGCCTATGCAAACTGGAGACGGTGCCAAGAGGCCAGCGACCGTGAAGGAATCGTAGTAGACGGAAAGCGTAACGCTAATGATATAGCGGCGCGGGATTGGTACGACCGCCTATTAAAAATTTTAGTAGAGTTTGGCCTAACTCCTTCAAGCCGTACGCGAATAGTTGTTAACAAACCATCCGAAGCTGTACAATCTATAAACCCCCGAAGCCGTGACTAAAGCAATAACTAAAAAGTGGATGTTTAATGAAGCCGACGAACGGGCAGCCAGTCGGGGTTACTTTGTCGATGAATCACGCGGCGAGCATGTCTGCAATTTTATAGAGAACCAATTAAGGCTATACGAGGGCGACTATGCCGGTAAGCCGATCAGGTTAATGGATTGGCAGGTTGAGCTATTTTACCGGCTGTTTGGTTGGGTTCACTACAGCGAATTCTACGGGCGCGATATTCGGCGGTTTCATATAGCGTCTGTATGGGTACCAAAGAAAAACGGTAAAAGCCCTACAGGCGCGGCAGTAGGTTTGTATTTAATGGCCGCCGATGGTGAAGCCGGCCAGCATGTTTACAGCTGCGCCCGTGATGCTAAACAAGCACGGATTGTCCATAAGAACGCCTGCATGATGGTGGAGCAATCGCCGGCACTATCCCAAGTTTGTATGCTCAATAATTCAACCGGCGTTATAAGCTATGAACCAACACATTCTAACTACCAAATTGTTGCGGGTTCTAACTATCAATCGCTGGAAGGGTTAAATGGTTCTTGCATCGTTGACGAAGTACACGTTTTAGATTCTAGAACGGCGCACGCTATCGAACATGCCGGCATTAGCCGCAGTGAGTGGATGCGGTTTGAAATATCGACCGCTGGTAATAACCCGCTAGGCTATGGGCGGAAGCAATGGGAATATGGCGAAAAGGTCAATTCTGGACAAATAGAAGACGACGAGTTTTTATTTGTTAAATACGGTACAGACCCAACGCTAACCGATGATGAACTACTAGACCCGAAAGTATGGAAAGCGGCTAACCCCGCAATGGGGACAATCATAAGCGAAGCGGAATTTAGAAAGTCTATGACACGCGCCCAGCGCAGTCTAACGGATTGGCAAAATTTCAAAATGTACCGGCTTAATATCTGGAGTACATCGGCCAGCCCGTGGCTAAAGAAAAACGATTGGGACAATTGCCGCGAAGATTTTAACGAAGAAGATTATTATGGGCGTGAGTGTATTCTAGGTCTGGACTTGAGCCGTACTAGGGATATGACAGCCGCCGTTTTAGTGTTTGACGATGGCGACGGCGAATATACGTGTTTGCCCTATTTTTGGTATCCAGAGACAGCCGCCAAAGAAAACGACCACCTAGCCCCCTACCGCCAATGGGCTAAAGATGGCTTCTTAGATTTGATCGCCGGAGAGGTTATAGACTACAACGTTGTAGAATCGGCTATATGTGATTTAGCTGAAAAGTTTATAATTACTGAAATAGTGTATGACCGTTTATTCGCCGAAGATTTAACTATCAGGTTAGAAAACCGGCTGGGCTGTTTACGAACAAACTTCCCACAAACGATTATGCACTTTGCAGGGCCTACGGCCGAGTTAGAACGATTAGTTATTAGCGGCAAACTGAGCCACAACAATAACCCTATTTTGAATTGGCAAGCTCAGAACGTTACAGTTAAGACCGATCCGAACAACAATAAGCGACCCGTAAAACCTGCAAGCGAAAACCCAGCGAAAATAGATGGCATGGTTTCGCTAATTATGGCTTTAGGCCGAGTAATCGCCGAAGCGGAACCAATGCCGACGTATGATTTTTACGATAACAACGAAATAGAGTTAATGTAAATGTACCAAACTTACATCGTTAACCCAAGTACCGACGTTAGAGCAATTGAAAACCCTAATATTCCGCTAAGTTCGCCGGAGATATGGAACGAAGTATTCGGCGACCAAACGACTAGCGCGGGGATAACGGTTAACCCACAGAAGGCGCTAACGATTGGTTCGGTTTTCCAAGCCGTTAATTTGATTAGCGGTGACGTTGCAAAGCTACCGTTAAACGTATACAGGCGGCGTCCTGATTTAGGCGTGAAAGGTAGAGAGGTTGACGAAGCCCACCCAGCCCAGAAACTAGTTAAGTACAGACCTAACGCCGAAATGAGCGCGTTTAAGTTTTGGCGGCGGTTAATGACTCATGCGTTAATCTGGTCTAATGCTTATGCGGTCATTGAACGCGACGCACTAGGCAACCCTGTAGCGTTATTACCCTTGCTACCGGATCGCACAGCCCCAGCCAGAACGCGCGACGGGGTTTTATATTACACGAGTGAAATAGACGGCAATTTACACGGGTTCGCGGCGTCTAATATTTTGCACATTGAACAAATAAGCATTACCGGTGAGTCAGATTGCCAAATGATTTACAAAGCCCGCGAAGCGTTCGCTCTAGCTTTAGGGGCTGAGCAATTCGCGTCTAAGTATTTTAGAAACGGTGGCCGGATTGGTGGAATTTTAGAAGTACCGCAGGGAATGACAAAGCAGGGAGCCGATAACCTTGAAAGCGGCTTTCGTAAAACTTATGACCAGCTAGACGCGGCGTTCAAGTCTGTTATTCTGCGAGACGGTGCAAAATTCCATCAAGGCCAATTCACCCCAGAACAAACGCAAATGCTCGGCGCACGTCAGGAGCAAGTCAAAGAGGTAGCCCGCTGGTTTAATATTCCACCGCACAAGCTCGGCGACGACTCAAAGGCCAGCTACAACAGCTTGGAGCAGGAAAACAGGGCGTATCTAAACGGGTGTTTATCGCATTGGTTGAAAACTATAGAGGCTGAGTGCTACTTAAAACTATTAACGCCGGCTGAGCAGCAGCAAAACAGCCGGTTTATAGAATTTAACGTAGCCGCGTTAGTAGCCGCAGACATTGCAACGCAATACACGATCTTTAGAACGGGTATTGAGGCCGGTATTCTGTCACCCGACGAAGTTAGAGCAATGCAGAACCTAAACCCGCGACCCGATGGCCTAGGCTCTAAGTATTTACGGCCTTTGAACATGCAGTACGCGGATCAGGAACCGGAAGAAACACCGGCAGAAACACCGGCAGAAATGGAACCAGCCGAGCAAATAGTTGATGAATCAGACGACGACCTAAGAGCAACGGCAAAAACGGTACTAGATAACGCTGTCGAAAGGTTTACAGCGTATTTAGTGCGAAAGGTTAACCGCGAAGCGAAGCAAAAAGCCGCTGGCCGCTTTGTTAACTGGCTTGAATCTGGCTACAAAGACGAATTGATAGGTTTACATAAAGAGATTACACCGGCGGCAATGGTTTATTCTGGGTTAACACAGCGTAACGCTACCGAATTAATTGAAAGCATTAGCGAACGTTTGTTTTTCGGCTTATCCAGCGAAATAGAGCAGGTTCTAAACACGGCAGACGGTGAACAGATGCGAGCCGCACTGAATACCGTTACTAAATCATTTAAGACTAACGTAATCGCATATTATTCCGAGGTGATAAATTGAAAAAGCAATTCCCAAATCAAAGAGCGGTTACAGTAGAAACCCGCGACGATGGAACCAACGTAATTAGCGGTTATGCCGCCGTTTATTACAGGGCAGACGACGCCGGCACCCAATACGAACTCATGCCGGAATACTTCGAACGCATTAAAGCCGGAGCATTTGATAGGGCTTTAGCCGAACGGCAGGACGTAAGGGCGTTATTTAACCACGATCCTAACCACGTTTTAGGGCGGTCAAAATCTGGCACGCTAAGAATGACCGCCGATAGTGTCGGCCTACGATATGAAGTTGACATGCCCAACACGCAAACAGCCCGCGACCTAGCCGAAAGCGTTAAACGCGGTGACGTTAGCGGTTCCAGCTTTGCTTTTAGTGTAACCAGCGAAGGCCAAGAGATAGAGCGAAGCAAAGACGGCACAACCTACCGGAACATCAAAGACGCGGACTTATACGACGTTTCGGTTGTAACCTATCCGGCTTACGAATCGGCCACCAGCGGCATTAGAACCGCCGAGAATGTCGAAGAAGCACGGGCGGCTTTAGAGCGTTGGGAAAGCAAACAAACCGGCGAAGTTGACGCCGTACGGGTAAGGCTTAGAAAAATTAAGTTTGACCTAGAAGCATAAATAATCATAATTAAACACGTCGGCGAAACGCTCAGTATTAACCGGCACTAAAAATAAAGTGAAACCGTTAAGGCTGTATCTTTGTTGCTATTCAGGCAATATAGGTGCGGCCTTTTTTAATGCACCTATCCAACAATAAACAAAAAGGGTGCTATTATGTCACTTGATAAAATGCAGGATTTGCAGGAAGAGCGTAACCGCCTAGCCAAGCAAATTCAAGATCTTGGCGAACGCCAAGCAGATTGGAACGCAGAAGACCGCGAAAAGTGGGACGTTGTAAACGCTGAGTATGAAAGAGTAGACGAAGAACGCAGCGCAACACAGGAAGCGCTAAACGTAGCCGCTAAACTGGACGCTATTAAAGGCGCAGAAGATCGCGCTAACTACGAAGCAGAAAAAGCCGGAGATGGTCGTGTAACCGAAGCCGTAAAGCGTGACGCTATGCGGGCTTGGGCTTTGTTCCAGTCTGGGGTTAACCTTAGCCCAGAACAACGCGAAGCGGCCCACCGTTGCGGCGTTGATCCACGACAAAGCTACTTCGAATACAACCTACGAAGTAACGCACCGCGTTATTCACACAATGGTTATGGTCAAGAATTGCGTGCCCAGAGTACTACTTCAGCAACCGCCGGAGGCAATCTGATTCCAGAAGGCTTTGCAGATTCGCTAGAACAGGCTTTGCTACAGTACGGCGGTATCCGTCGAGTTGCTAACGTTATGCGTACGGCGTCCGGTAATGATTTACCAATGCCAACCGTTAACGACACTAGTAATAAGGGCGCTTTGCTTGCTGAAAACACTCAGGTTTCAGAACAGGACGTCACATACGGTAGCGTAACGCTTGGGGCTTACAAACTAACATCTAAGTTGGTTCGTATTTCTTCCGAGTTGATGCAAGATAGCGCGTTTGATATGGGCAGCCAGCTAGGCTCCCTTATCGGCGAACGTCTCGCACGCGGTGCGTCAGACTACTTTGTAACTGGTACGGGTTCAAGTGAACCACAGGGCGTCGTGACTGGATCGAGCTTAGGCGTAACAGCCGCAAGCGCAACCGCTATAACTTTCGATGAAATCATTGATTTGATTAATAGCGTAGACCCAGCTTATCAAGCCTCGGCTTCTTTCGGCCTTGCAATGAATAACAGCACTAAAGCCGCTATTCGTAAGCTGAAAGATTCTAACGGCCAATACTTGTGGCAATCTGGCCTAACGGCTAACGATCCTGATACTATTCTCGGTAAGCCTGTAGTTGTTTTGCAGGAGATGGATTCTATCGCAACCGCGAAGAAAACCATTATCGCCGGTGATATGTCTAAATTCGTTATTCGCGATGCTGGCCCAGTTCGTTTGGCTCGTATGGACGAACGATATCGAGACTACGACCAAACCGGTTTCGTAGCTTTCGCTCGTGTTGATTCCATCGTAATCGACGCAGGCACTAACCCAATTAAACACCTAGTACAGGCTTAAGGGGTTAGTTATGAAAGTTAAGCTGTTAGTAAGTCGAGCCGGCGTTGGTTTTACCCAGAATTGTGGGGACGTAATCGACGTTGACGAAGACGAGGCTAATCGCTTAATCGACAGCAATCAAGCCGAACCGGCCAGCGCTCGAAAGGGCGCAGGCCG